ATTGAAAATGCTCTTAATAAGCTATCGTCGGCAGGTATTGTGACCACCTACACGGTTGAAGAGAAGCCGTATCTGCAAATTGTAGCTTGGGAGAAACATCAGACCATACGGGCAAAGAAAAGCAAATACCCGTCATTGGATGAAGCTGACGCACAGATTATTACACATGAAAGCACTTGCAAGCAGATGATTTCAGATGTCCCCGTAATCCAATCCAATCCGAATCCTAATCCAAATACAATAAATACATTGTGCAAGGCTGACGCCAACGCACTGTTTGAACGCCTGTGGAAAGCATACCCGAATAAACGGGGAAAAGGCCAGGTGTCCGATGCAAAGAAACGAAAGATCGCTGAGATTGGCGAGGAGGAAATGCGACGGGCTATGGCGAGGTACATCGAGGATCTCAAACAGGACGATTGGAGAAAACCGCAGAATGGATCAACATTCTTTAATTCCGGGTATGTAGATTACCTGGATGCTAATTATGAGAAGCCAAAGGCAGTTGTGAAGAAAGCCAAAGATCAGTTTCACAATTTTGAAGAACGTGACTATGACTATGATGAGCTGGAAAAACAGCTCTTTGAACGGCAGATAGGAGGTTAGAGCATGGAACAGATAGGATTTTTTGAGGATATCGGCTGTAAGGAGCCGCCGGAACCGAAGCCGAAGAAGAAAAGCCGGCTGATTCCGGAAGACCTTCCGGACAGCGCAAAGAAGTATTTTGCGGAGAGGACGGCTAAGGAGTGCCGCAGGGAAGGGCTAAGCGCCGGGGATAAGCGCAGCATGGAGAACCGGATCTACGCCTGGATGAAAGAGCAGGGACAGGAGCTTACAGCCCACCAGATCGCTATAGGGATGTGTCTGGCAGGGATACATTATAGCGAACACCGGCAGTCCGTAGCTCCCAGGCTAAAGGGGCTGGAAGAGCGGGGACTAATCGAGAAGACAGGGAAAAAGGTCTTTGACAAGGAAACCGGGGCTAGTGCCGGGACGTACAGAATCGTGGAGGTATAAATGGGGAGAACGGGGAAATACACGGAAGAATTTAAGAAGAAGGTAGCAAAAGACAGAGTAGAAAACAGCCTCTCTGTAAAAGAGACAGCAAAGAAATACGGAATATCGAATGGTACTGTATGCATCTGGACAGATATGTTCTACGATCCGTCGGAATATAGTTCTTACCTGGCTCTTAAATGCCCAAAAGAGGTAAAAGAGCAAGTTGTAACGGAGTATTTAGCCGGAAAAGGGAAAAGACAGATTGCCAGGGAGTACGGAATTTGTAAGGATACCGTGGAAAAATGGGTGGCTCAATACTGGAAAAGAGAAGAGAAACGAAGGTTAAGAGAAAAGCCAGAAAAGGGAGTATTCCGTCGCCCAGAGAAAATCGTAAATGGCAGGAGACTAAAAACGGTATATCCCACATCGGGCAGCGCATACGTCACCTGGGACAAATAGGTAACAAATAGGTATTTACCCGTGTTGGGTCTATATATATCACATTCGTAACACGAAAACATTTAGGCATCCTGTTTTACAGCCCGCTCCGGCGGGCAGGAAGGAGGGAAAATGAAAGAAGTAAATAATTTGGTCGATCACCCTGCACATTACACAAGCGGGGAAATTGAATGTATAGATGCACTAAAGGCAAGCATGTCGCACGCCGAATTTTGCGGCTTCCTAAAGGGAAATGCAATGAAATATTTGTGGCGGTATGACAAGAAAGGAAAGGCAACAGAGGATCTGGAAAAGTCAAGGTGGTACTTGGATCGGCTGTGGGCAGAAACTAAGTCAGAGGTGTAAAAATGGATGAAAAACGGAAGTGTGCGGCACATGCAAGTGGTATGAAGGATTCCTGTGAAAAGTGGGAGCATCAGGCAGAACCAGAAATAGGGGATTTTGCAGAATGCATAAATGGCCATGCTGGATTTGTAATTGATATAAAAGACAGTCCATACGGTCGCATGATATTTATAGCTCTTGCAGATGGAAGAGTATATCATTTTCCGCTAGATATGTTACGCAGAGATTAAGATTTTAAGGAGGGATAAGCATGAAAGTAATAACAAGAAACGGAAAAACATTACCAGTTGATATTTCGACACTTGATGAAGATGAAATCAGATTTTTAAAAGCGGCTGAACACGTAACAATGATTGATGATGGGTGTTATCTTAAAAAAATGTGGCGTGTTACAGCTGAAAAAGATACAAACTTAACAACATCTGGTCCTGCTGAGTTAGAATTTGTAGCAGAAAAGATCTTTAATCATGAGCCATCTGAAATGGAAATGATTTATTTCATGGCAGAACATGGGTTAGGTAGATATGACTATTGTAGTATTGATGTAATTTTTAGGATGGAAGATTAACTTAAGATTTAGTGGAGGATATGGGTATGAGGTTAATAGATGCGGATAAGTTTAAGATGCAGGTTGCAACTATGGCGATAAGTGAAGATTTTCCCATCGAAAAAGTAAATGCTATGTTGAAGTTAATTGATGGACAGCCTACACAACTTCGATGGATTACAGTATCTGAGCGGTTGCCAGCGGAGCCACCAGAAGGCTTGGTTTATATGGACGACTTACAAGAAAATGCAGTTATGATAGCAGGAGCGGAAAGAGCTACCTTTTGTACTTATTCGGGCAATGGAGAATGGTACAGAGACGGAGTATTCTACAATGTTGTTGCATGGATGCCGTTGCCAGAACCGTATAGACCGGAAGATTAAGGAGATTTAAGGAGGTACAGAGTGAGTAAGCGACCAGAGATAACAAAAATGTTGTCTTTATCTGTTAGAAGGCATATAAATCAACGCAATGATCCTAGAATTTATTGGGCGGCAGAAGTCACATTTGACTATGGAACCAGCAATGCAATAAGGGTGGATTTTATGCGTTTTAAGCCTGTGAACAATACTATATCCGGTATTGAAAAGGGGGACTTCTATTGCTATGAAGTCAAATCATCAGTAGAAGATTTTCGGTCAAAGAATGGACACAACTTCATTGGAGATTTTAACTACTACATTATGACAGAAGACGTTTATGAGCAGGTGAAAAATGAAATACCGCATCGAGTAGGTGTATATGTGCCTGGACAAAAAAATTATCGAGGCGATTGGTATGATCTAAAATCTGTAAAAAAAGCAGTAAGACAAAACAGAAAGAGACCTGTATCAGAAATGCTGCTCATGATGTTTAGATCGGCGGCAAGAGAAATTGTTTAATTTAAGATTTAAGGAGGAAGAAAGATGGCTGTAAACGTGGAAAAATGTAGCAAATGCCCAGCTAGAAATGCATGCATAATTGCATGTGAACCAGGAAGCCTTTTATGCATGAGTAATCGTATGCGGAGTGGAAAAACACACGGTGACGAAATACAAGAAGCGCATATACGATATTGTCCGCATTGCGGAAGACCAATAAACTGTATATTTTATAAAGGATGCGAAGATTGTGCTTTAGCAGATACGGCATATTGTAAGATTAGTGTATAACGGCAGCATATCAAGCGGCGATTACTCGTCATTAAAAATTAAATTTAGACGTTAGATCATTTTCTTTTAGTTTAAAGCACAAACAGAAATTTTACAGTGAAAGGAGAATAATAAAATGGAGAAAAACAAAGTAATAGAAAATCTGAAATATGCAGAAAGGTATATGGGAATGCCAGAGCAAGGCAGTACATGGTCACCAAATACCCAAACAAAAGCTATCGAAGAGGCCATTGATACCTTGGAAAAAATACCACAGATTATTTCTGATTTAAAATATTATTTAAACACCAACGAAGAAAACGGCGTTGTTTATATTCCTAAATTTTGTGTTGAAAAAATATTAACATCGCTAAGTTAGGATTTAGGGAGGAAAAATGAAGATGATTGTAAAAGTGGAAAAATGCAACAGATGCCCAGCTAGAAATGCCTGTGTATTTGTGTGTGAACCAGGAAGCATAATGTGTGCGGTTCACCGTATGCGGAGTGGAAAAACACACGGTATTTCCCGTATTGTGGAAGACCAATAAACTGAGATTTTATGAAGGAGGCAGAAGAAACCACCGCTCTTCCCGCTTCATGTATCGTAAGACAACAGTATTCTGTCTGTCTCCAACGGAGACAGTGCAGGAGAAGTCAGAAGCGACAAGGGGTAGAGGATTTACAACCTTTACATCTTCAATTTTTACGTTCATTGTCTGTGTGGGCGTATCGTAACGAAAGTAAAGTGGCTTTACACCGCCGTCTCTGTTGAAGCTTGCTATCACAGAGATCGGCGTGCCTGGAGGGGTAAAAGGTTCTTCATATTCAATCCTGTTATTTGTAAACGGCATATTAAACAACTCCTTTCTATTTAATATTATAAAACGTATGTTCTTATAATCTATATGATATTAGTGGATAAAAAGGAGATTTGTGGAGGGGAGAGGAACATGTATAGATACAAGGATTTCGTAGATCATGAATTTAAAACTTTGCCAAAGCATTTTAATGATGTAGCATCCGGAATAAAAAAATTTGAAGTGCGGAAAGACGACAGGGGATGTAAAGTTGGAGATATGTTTGCATTGCGGGAATGGCACCCGGATGTAGGATACACAGGTAAGGTATTTGTAGAGCGTATCAGCTATATTTTAAGAAACTGCCCGGAATATGGACTTATGGATGGGTACTGTATATTTTGCTGGTAGAAAGGGAGGAATAAAGATGTGGTTAATTAATTTTCATATAGCATTTTCAACGCTGCTTTTGGCGGCAGAAATCGGAATCTATTGCATGTTCCGCAAGAAGATTAAAAGAAAGGTCGGCGGGATCAAGACAAAGAAAACGGGCAGATTAAACTGGGCGGCAAGCAGAATCAAGCTTTTGCTTTTTCTGTTTATACCAGGAGTAAATATCATTGCTCTGCTTTCTCTGCTGATTGTCATTACGGCAGATAAAAATGAGCTTGAGATGTTATATCACTACGGGGAGGAACAGGGTGACGATCAGTAAAAATATACTTATCCAGTACAGCGATATGAAAGAAGAAATAAAAGACCTTCACCGGAGAATAGAGCAGCTAGAGAGGGAATTATACAAAATGGAAGAAGAGGGAACTGTAAAAGATACCGTCACCGGGGGCCTGGGCGGCACACAACACTTTGTTGTAGAAGGATTGCCAGCGCCAGCATTGCGCAGAAAGGCGTTGCAGATCAAAGCCAGGAAAGAAAAAGCAGCGAAAATGGAAGGGGAGCTGTTAGAGCTTGTGTGCCAGGTGGAGGACTATATAAATTCTATTACATCCAGCGAGTTACGGATTATTTTTCGCCTATACTACATAGACGAACTGACGTGGCCCAAGGTAGCACTTACCATGAACCGGATGTTTCCAAAAAGAATATACACGGAGGAAAGCTGCAGAAAAAAACATAGCAGATTTTTAGAAAAAGTTGAAAAGTGTCCGACACCGTCCGGTAAATAAATGATATAGTTATTATAGAACGAATAGGTCAATCGTTCATTTTGTTAGCTGGATGTCACGGCGGCGCCGCTGTGGCAACCAAGCTAAACAGG